ACCATTTTGTGAATAACCAACTAAACCTTTGGCAATACCACCACCTCTTTCCATCTTTCTATCTCTGTTAACATTGATATAAAGTTTTTGTGGTGCCATATTACTTATTGCTTCGTCTCCTTGGTTAGAGTAAACCATATAGTTTTTATCCATAGGTGCACCATCACAATCATTTATATATAATGGAGTTGATCCATCTGCTAATGGTCCTGCATAGAAACCGTAGCTACCTGCACCTGCTTTAGCATTTAATAAAATAATATTAGTTGCATATACGTATTGACCAAATTGAACGCTGATACCATATTCGTATTTACAAAATGCTAAGTTTCTAAATAATGGAGATAGACTATCCCAGTTACCAATACTAGCACCACTTACATTCATATCGAATTTTGTTCCAGATCTACCACCTACACTAACTCCTCCGTTAACCCAGTATGTATAACCTACAATAGAAGTAAATGTAGCATCATAACCACATTCTACTACAGCTCCACTAAAATCTGCAGTTATGTTTTCTTGTGTAGTATAACTGTCAATAACATCATTTACTTTTGTAATAGTAACTGTTAAACCAGTTTGATTTGGATAGATGTGATAACCTCTTGTAGTTAAAGTAGTTGCAGTAATTGCTTCTACTTCTGTATGCATCCAACCATTAAATTCTACACCGTCTGTAATATTAGGTGAGATGATAATAATATCGCCTACAGATAAACTAGTAGTTAAATCTGAACCAGTTGTTATTTGATTAGTTCTTTCTAAAGTAGCAAAACTAGCAGCAGTATCTACATCAGTAGTAGTAGAACCAACAACTTTAATTAAATCGCCAGTAGTTGCACTCGATGTTGTAAGAGCATGACTAATAGTCTGCCAAGGTGTTCCTGTACTACCGTCACCAGTAGAATCAGAACCTGTTAAATAATTTACGTGATAATTAGCCATTGAGTTCTTGTATTTTTATGCGTGTTAATTGATCGATTTCAGTTATAGATAAACCAGTTACATCATATGTATAATAGTTTGTTGATTTGTCTGTAACTACACCTTCATCTACTACTAATACTTCTTCAGTAATAACTAGATTGTGTGTTTGTGTACCATCTACTGTTAATGTACCTTGGTTAAGGTTTGCGTAGTATGGTGCGTCTGTGTAATTGTAATCCATATTATAGAGTTTCTAATTTATTTGTTAATAATCCGTTACTAAATTCTGTTCTTGATAATGGGTTACTAACTACATTGTAAAATATACCATTAGCAAATTCTGATACAGGATCTACAGTTCCTGGTACAAATACTTCTATGTAATCTGTTTTAGTTTCAGTATCTGATGCACCTGTTTTAGATGCTATTAGAGACACTGAATATAAACCAGAAGTATTATATACAACTGCAGGATTTTGTGTACTAGATGTAGCTGGTGTAGCTCCTGTTAATGTCCAAGACCATTGTGTTGGGTTACCTGTTGATGTATCAGTAAATGTAACTGTGTCACCTTCAGTTGGAGTAGTGTTGTCAGCATTAAAGTCTGTAACAATTGGTACAACTGTAACAGTCATATAGTTAGGAACTGTCTTTGTATTACTACCTTGTGCATTAGTAACTTCTAAACTAACTTCATAATTTCCAGGTGTATTGTATACTACTGATGGATTCTGTGTGTTAGATGTAGCTGGTGTACCTCCAGTGAATGTCCATGCCCAACTAGTTGGTATACCAGTTGAAGTATCAGTAAATTGTACTGATTGACCTTCTACTATAGTTACAGAATCAGATGTAAAGTTGGCTACTGGTGCAACTGGTGTTCCAATCTCCCATACTCTTGCTTCTGCTTCCCAATTATTTGTATCTTGATCCCATATAAATGGTATACTTGGTGCAGCATTACATGCTAAATCTGCAACTGCATACCACCATGAACCATTTATAGGTTGTGTTGCTCCGTAGTGTGTAGCTAATGCTATAACCCACGAACCGTATACTGGTTGAGTTATACCTAAAGCTAAACAGAGAGCTTGTAACCAACTATTATTTACTGGACTAGTTTGTCCTAAGTAAATAGCAGCTGCGCTGACCCATGTTCCTCCTGTTGGCTCTGTGATTGTACCGTTACTAATACATTGAGCATAATCTCTTGTTACTAATTGTATATCCATCTATATTGAAATATAATTTCTTAGTTAATTGTTTCCTTTTAGTTTGCTGACAGCATCTATTATAGATTGTCCTCCTATGTAACTAGTTGCAATAATTACCCAATCTGATGATGTAAGATCACCAAAGAGTGCAAGAGCTGTTGCTACAACGAAAACAAACAGTTTTTTACTTAACCAACTATTTAATATTTTGTCCACTTTTCCCATTTTTAGATAAGTATATTTTTAATTTACTCACGTTCTTTTTAGTTGCCATGGACTGTTGTGGAAGGACCACAGTCCGAGCATTCTCCGTATTTCTCTTCATAATAGCTTAAATTAGATTGTCCTGTTACTAATCCACTAAAATATGGATTTCTTTTATCTGGCATCATACCATCTGTTCCAGGATTTTGATATTCTGGGAATAAATTAGGATTATCAGAAAAGTATTGAACTAAACGTTTAGAATAGAATTCTGCTGTATCTAGTGTAGCTTGTCTTAAAAATCTTAATTCATCTAACGAAGTAGGTGAAGTCTCTTCAGAAGTACCATTAAGTATACCCTGATTAGCGATCTTATATTTAATACTTGGTAATATCAAATACAAAGCATATTGCATTAGAGTAGTTCCAACGTATTCGTTAAGTAATAACTTTTCATCAGCTGTTAAATCATCCGCAATAACACCTGCTTTTAATCTATCATATAATCTAGTTCCAACAACATTTTGTATATAAATGTCTTGTGCTTGAATTATATGTGGTGTAATCTCATTCATACGAACATTGTCGTCTAACTGAGTCCATTGTTTCATTCTTTGTTCTGATACTAGTAATGCGGTTTGTGCCATGTTAGTCGTTTGCTATATTTGTTATATCTTCTTCTAATGCAGGATCTTCTGCATCAGTACCAATAATCATAGGAACTGGTTCTACTTCTAATTTAACATTCCAACCAGCTAAAGATAAAATGTAACCATATGTATTGATTACTTTAGTTTGTTTTGGTCTTACTACTGTATTCATAAAATGAGAATAAGAAGTAATAATTTCATCTGAGTTAGATGAGAAACCTGCACCATCTTTAATACCTAATAATAATGGTGATGTAATTCTGTGTGCAGTTAAGATTCTAGAAGTAATTCTCTGTTCAAGTGTTATGTAATATTCATCATTTGCGTTTTCAACAGGTGTTACTTGTAGTTCTTTTCCTGGTTCTGAGAATGCTAAGAAAAATCGGCCTGCAGCATCCTCGCCTGAAAATGTATCGTTAATAGAATTAAAAATATCTCTGCGCTCTTCAGGATTCGGTATACCGTTTCGAAATTGTATAAACATTGATGGTGCTAACCCATTGGAAATGTTAGCGTTATGAAAGCGACTAACTCTACTATCGAGTTGGATATCATTTACACCACCTATATAAGCTGGTAGGGGGTAAATCTCTTGACCAGGATTATAGTTTTTACAATAATAGATTTGACTTGCGTTATCTTTCTTATTATCTGTTACATCAAACGCTTTATATTCTACTGGTTTATATTTTCTTATTTGTGACCAATCACTAGAATAGTAATAACTATATATTTGATCTTCTTCATCTGGTTTACCAGATCTTACATTAGCAAATGGTAAGTGATATATTTCAGCTATACGAGAACCTTCTTTGTTAAATATTACGTTTAATGCATAACCTCCAAATAATGTGTAGTCTAATGAAATCTTTTCAAAAATATCATCTATAGTTTCACCTTCTGAATTAATATACTCACTACCATAATCTTTAATACCTTCACCATAGATACCATCTTTAATTGCATCTATACATGTGTGATTCATTGCAGAACTATCATATAGTCCTATTAATGTTTGTGGAAATAAGTTATCTAAACCAAACTTAATATAGTCTTTTCCTCTTTGTTCTTGGATTACTGGTAAGTCTAAAGCCTCAAACTTGTTGCCTTTAATACTGTATAATCCTTCTGGGTTTGTGTTTCTCATATTATTTTTTAATAATTTGGACGATAAAATACTTCTGCGTCTCTATTTTCGTTATTACTTATATATTCTTCTTTTCCTACGTCGCCTCCAGGTTGTGTAATTATCTTAACAATGTCAGTAAATGGTCCTAAAGACCATGTATAAAAACCATTATAGTGTTTATCTTTGAAATCTGTTGGTAAATTTACTGTAAAAGAAAGATATCTACTATTTTCTGTATTAATAGACCAATCATTAGTATCAATTAGAATATCTTGCGAATATTGACCCTTTAATTGAAAGTAGTAATTATTACCACCAATCGTTGTTTGTGGATTATTAATATAAAATGTTGCCGATTGTGATGTTATTTTAGATGTCATATCAGTTACTTTGTTTATCTATAAAGAAATATAAAAATATCTTTAGTTGTAATATAGATAAATACTATATGATAAAACACATAAAATTTGGTGCATATGAGTGCATGAGTCAACCATTAAAAGGTTTACAAGATGAATTAACTCAAGATCTGCTCGATGCAATCAAACAATTAGATTGGACTGACTATGAACTGTGGACACATGGAAGCATTCTAGGCACAGCATCAGCCAATGATATAGATTTTACTATTATTGGACCACATAATGTAGAGAGAGTCTCTGAGTTATTAGAGGGATGTGTTAGATTAGGTTATGAACGTAATATCCAAACAGATACTAAATATCTAGTAGAAGGTCATTTATATGATGCAGAATTAGGGCATCCTCAATGTAATATAGAAGCACACTATAAACCAGAAATCTGGATCAATGGTACTACATATAAATATGGTGTGTTAGTAAATGGTTTATGGTGTACTGAAAGATATTGGCCAATGGCTAAATCAGCACCATATTCTCCAAAACAATTAATATAAAAAAAAGGGTAACATTTCTGCTACCCTTTTTTAACATATATAAACGTAGATTATGCTTCTACGATAGAGCCTGTAACTTCGAATGCAGGAGCTTCCTCCATACCTGAAATTGTAAGTTCGTAGCCATTTCTATCACCATACGCGGTTTGTGTTGACGCTGTACCAGCTGTCATAAATGCACCTCTTTCAACACCAACAGAGAAGAATTTCCCGTTGTTATCTTTGAAGACAACTACCATGTTAGTAGCTTGAGCCATCAATAAAATTTGATCTCTCTTTGCTGCTTCCATTTTGTTGAATACCATTACAAGATCCTGTTGGTAAAATACCGTTCCATTCTCTTGAGATACATTAATACTTTCCGTAAAGTTTGACGTTTGACGTGGAACCTCAAATTCAAAAAAGTCACTAGGCGTCAAAGCGCTACCACTAACAGTAATTGCTGTGATAGTACCTGCAGATTCAGTAATAGATTCAACTGGTCCGTTAGCGATAAAGATTTTATCAATACCACCATTAGAGTCGTTACAATCTAAAGTAAATCCTGCTGTTAAATTTGAACAAGCCATAGTTTTTCTTTTGTTTTTTTAGGTTAATTACGCCAATCCGTTAGTTCCGAATTGGTTTACTTCTGAGACAGCTACACCGAGCCTCCACTTTGCGATCAGCTTCACAATATCCTGTCCTTTGTCGAAAAAGAATGAAATAGTAGATGCGTCATCTTCTAATCCTGTACCTGCTACAATCATTGAAGATGGACCGGCACAAACATATTCACTACCTGTTAAACCTGAAGTTTTTACTACTGTGATGTTAGCACCTGGTAATTCGAATGAACGACCATCGCCTTGATCATAGTGATAGTAATTTTGAGCGACTAGGGCTCTTCGGAGTGTGTTAAAATTCGCGGGAGACATGATCATAATTAAATCATCTCTATCTTTAGAAGCTTCATCAACTGCATCAAAGATATTAAGTGCCTGTTCCACTGCGTTTGCAAGTGTGAATGCAGCTGGGTTAGCAGATACAGTCGCTCCGTTAGCGCCAGTTACTTGGTCTTTAATACCAGTTCCAGTACCGTCACCTGAGATTAGGTAAGATTCGTTGTACTTAGAAATCCTTTTTACATAATAATCAGCTATTACTTCCTCAAATGGGACACTTTCTAAATCAGCAGATGCTGATAGTCTCTGACTAAGCCAGTATTGGCGGAGGTCATCGGGACATAAGTCCATTTTTACTTGTTTGTCTCTGATAACGATATCTACCTGAGAAAAATCTACATCTCCTGATGGGTTCCAACCACATGCAAGATCTGCTACGTTTAAGTCGCCATTCATAAGGTTTAGAGCTACGGTTCCAGCTTGTAATCCTGATCTTAAGTCTACATAAGACATTAAATCAGTATTCAATACTGCTTTTGCAATTAAATCTTGTGACGTTTCGTCTGTCCATGTTGACAGCGCTGTTAAATCAAATGCCATAATAATTTGTTTTTGTTTTTAGTTTGTTTTTGTTATTTCTTGCTTTTACGTAAAGAAACTAAACGATCTAGTCTTGCTTCTGCTGTATTAGCTCTTATTTTTGCCTCTTCTGAGAAGGTGTTGCGTACCTTGTTTGCTGCAGGTTCATCTGCAACTTCGTTAAATCTTGAAGTTAGTACAGAAAGTTCTTCTTTCAATTCTTTGATTTCTTCAGTGTAAGGTTCTAACATAGTTGCAATGCCTTCTAGCATTCCTTCGATGTCAAACTCTTTTTTCTCTTCAACTACTACCTCTTCCTCTTCGAAAGATTCTTCAGCTTCAGAAACAGTCTCTTCCGATCCTTTTTCTTCAACATTAGTAATTTCACCAGATTCACCTACAGTTATCAAAAGACCGTCCGTAGTTTCATGGGCCCCCTGAT